ATTACCTACAGCACAAGGTAAGAAGTTTTGAACTGCTTGAACAGGTAACATCATTGCTGCTTGTGCTGCTGCACCAGCTTGCTTTGCAATAGAACGTTTTTTAGTAGCAGCAAATGTTGTAGCAAATACCTTATCATATAAAGCATTTAACCCACCATTCAGTGAGGGAGCCATACCTTTATACAAACCATTGGTCATATTACCTACAATACCAGATGCTAAACCAGCAATTTTATCAGTTTTTTCACTGAGCAATTTATTCATCTTACCCTTTACTGCACCAACACCCCCCTTTAAGTCTTGGACTGCATTAACCATACTATCAACTTCACTGGTTATCTTACTTATAGTTGCAGTAGGACTAGCACTACCAAATACAACAGTTTCTCCAACCATTCTGGAAACTGCTCTCTCACTTTCACCAATTTGTTTTGCTAATTTAGGAGAAACGTGTCTTGGAGATTTTTGAGATTGTGAGTTCTCTTCATTAGTTTCATTTTTAGCCAGATAAAATCCATCATTTTTAACTTTACTAGTGTATCCAGTAAATGGTACAAATGGAGACGAATATTCATCAGTAGCACCATATAAAGTATTACCAAAAACACCAGTAATTACTGGTAATTGTGCATCATCACCATCTAAGAAAAATCCAGTCACATTATCACCTGGTGATAATGATATAGTTGATGCTTTATTACCTTTACCAGATCCAGCAGTAACTGGCAACAATACTTGTGCCCAAGGAAGATCTTTATCTTTTAATTCAACAGTATTATTAGGATGATATCCCATAATACGAACTTTACGCCTATTACCCCAACCAGCACCATTTATTTGATCGCCTTGAGCATCCTCTGGTGCTACTTGGCCTACCCACCAAATAAAACCATCTCTTCCTACAAAATTACTTTTTAATAGACTTTCTTCTATCATCTTTCCCCGTAAGTATCTTTTATTAATTGTAATGAAGTATAGGATGCACTAGAATCAAAATGATGACATAACTCCTTAATCATATATAGTCCACTTTGCTCAGAATCATCAGTTTTATTACCTTCACGGGTAACTTTTGGAAACTTACACTTAATAATCATACCAACCTCTAAATTAGTATTAGATGATACGGTCATCTTCATGGACTGTGTAAAGATTGAATTATATCTCATCATTGCTTGAGATTGAGTCTTTGCAGGATCTGCATTCTCTTCAGTTGATACTCCATCCTCCATTGTACCAATATCTAAAATACCTGCAACATTTCTACTTGCAATATCACCCAAACTCTTATCACTATTATCATCAATATTAGGCAAAGATATATCTTTTCCAAGATTCTCACTTTTTCTTTGATAATCACTTAACTTAAACAAACCATCAGATTGTTTTGTATATGTAAAATCTAAAGGATTAAAGAATACTCTCTGACTAGCATATGCACCTCTTTCTAATTTACCCAATATATCTTCATTTTTCTTAGTAACATATTCTAATATTTTATAATCATTATTAGGACTCATTTCCTTAACTTGAGTATAAAAATATTCCTTTTCATATGGGTCGCTCGAAACTAAAGAATCAATAGACTTAAAATAATATCCACTTTTAGTTTCATAAAAAACATATCCAGCAGTAGCATCTTTACCACTTACGGATGCAGGAACCGACTTTGATGCTAACCATGTTAATATTGTAAATGGTTTTCTCATATTGGCGATGAATCCATATTTATTTTGAGTTTCATCTGCGGTTATTCTTTTAGATGTTTTTAAATAATTCTTAACAATGTCCTTAGCAGAATCAGATATTTTAAACGCAGTATTATATCTTCTACCAACTCTTACAGTCTCATTTGTTATTGCTTCACGAGAAACTAAATTTAATATAAAAGATTCTTGTTCTGTAGTTGCATCAATATTAGTAATACTAGAAACATAAAAATATTTTTCTTTATCACTAGCAAAATCTAAACCTGGATTTAATTCACTATTACCAGCAACTTTTATACTAACTCTTTCTCCACCTCTTAAAGGTAATCCATGATAAATTGATTCTAATTTTCCATCAGGACCTTGTATAGTGTTTCCAGTATTAACAATAACTAATCTAGCACTAATGGTAGGAGAAAAAATATCTTCAAAATAATCTAGCATAATAACACCAGGTGCTATATCAACGGTTCGTTTACCATCTCTAGATTCTATTATTATTTCTTCGTATATTGATTTATTTAATGACATTTAATTAAGTATAAGATAGCATTAATGATTGAATATCACCTATAGTTAATCCACCTGAAGTCATTGTATGTGGAGTTTTGAGTGATGCACCAGAAGGTGGTGGTGACATAGGTGGCATTTGACTCTGTTGAGTATTAGGTATTGGCACTGTTACTATCTTCCTTTTTTTCTTCATACCATTGTATGATATCTTATTTATTTTAGATTTTTGAACATCAACTTTAGGTTGCTCTTGTTTCTTAGGTGTTACTTGTTCAGGTTGTTTCTTAGTAGAATCAAAATTTAGACTCCTAAGATGTTCTTTTAATTTACCTACTGTTGCTGCCTTTAATTCATTATATTCATCATATGTTATAAGACCATCATTTTCTTCTTTATGTTGCTCAACAAGTTTTTCTAATAAACTTCTTCCTGCTCTTAATTTAGTAATTTTATTTGCATTACCTTCAATAATTCTATTAATAAATTCTGGTCCTAATTTATCTACACTCTTCTTAGGTATAACAGCTTCACCACCCTCAACATTAATATTCTCTCCACCTTCCGCATGTGATTTTCCTTTTATAATACCACCATCCTTAAACATCTCAAGTCCACCTGGTGCATTTAACCACTCCTTATACTCAGCATAATCTGGATTTTCCTTTCCATTAATCATTCTTTGAGGTATATAACCATTATTAAATCTATCTTCTAGATTTATATTTGGATTATTTGCAATTGCAGGATCATCTTCAGGAGTATCCATCATCAATGCATCAGAATCGTTTGGTTTTTTATCTGGACCACCCATAACTAAATTTTCTTTTGGTTCTACTTTTACTTCTACCTTCTCTTGTGGTTTTTCAGTCTCTTCTTTAATGTCACTAGGTTCTTCATCTTTATCAGTTTTATTATCTTCCAAATCTTCTTCTTCCTCTTCCATTTCTGGATCATCCCAACTAGTTAATCCATAGGTAGCAGGATCTAAGTATGTCTGAATACTCCTATCAACATCACTAGAGAACATACTAGCTCCCCTTTGCATATCATCAAAACCTTTCTTTATAGATTCAGTTTCTTTTTCGGGTTTACCTACGTCTATTGTTTTAGTTAAAATCTCAGATAATCCTCCACCAAGACTAGTCAAAATTCCAATAGTATTATTTAAAAATCCACCAAGAATAGAAACAGCACTTTGTATTAACTTACTCATACTGTTAGCAACATTCAAAATCTTAGGTAGATTAGTAACTAACCATCCTATGAATAGAATACCAAAAACATCTAATATTCTACCCAAAAATCCCTTGGTACTAGCACCAAGAACCTTTCCTCTTCTCTTTATAGCACCTCCAACTGTAGCAGCTTCTGTAACATCTTCCTTTTCTCTCCTTAATACTTGCTCTCTTCTCCTATTAAACCAAGTATTTTCCTTTCCAATTAAAGATCTTTTAAACTTATTATCTTCATTAGTAACCTTATTAGTATTTAATATAAGATTGGTAGATCTTTTTAAATCTTTAGATAAAAAACTAACCGATTTGTTTATAGTCTTAAGACTAATGGATGACTTAAGTAAAGATTTTCTAACTATCTGATTATTATTTGCCATATTATACTACCTGATAATGCTTTTTAGCAACTAACTGATACTTCCTAACTGCAGGATTGGATGATGGTATATTAGGAATGCCACCATCACCTCTACTAGGACTGCCAGAGGAAGAAGATGCACTAGGTTCTGTTCCACCACCCATTATAGGTGAAGGAACAAAAATAGGACTATCATCCATATCTGAACTACTAGCAATAGTAGAAGCAATAGTCTTCTGCTTAGAAACTGGAATTATACCTTCGGCACTAGATAATTTAAAATCTTTCTTAGCTTGTGCAAATGCTTTAGCACCACCTCTTCCTTGCCCAAAATCCTCTCTTTTAGGTTGTAATGATTTACTAACCTCCTTCTCATCAAGAGGACTCATCATACTAGGCATTATATTACCACTATCTATTTCATTAGTATCACCTTCAACTTCATTTTCTTTCTGTTGCTCTCCTCTACCAAATACTGCTTCTGATAAACCATAAGAAGTTACCCAAGAAAGAATACCAGCAGCAGTTCTAGCTAAGAACTTCCATCTTTTTGGCATAGGTATTCTATCTACTGCCTTATCTGTAATAGTAGATGCTGTCATAGCAACACTAGTATCTCTAATAGAAGATCCTATATTTTTGCCACCTATAACATCACTAGTAACCTGAACTGCTCCACCAATAATAGGAACATTAGTACCAGGTTTTACTCTAGTAACATTTTTTCTAGTATTACTTTTAAAAACTCTATCCGCTAAAGCACCAGTTACAGGAGCACCACCTTTAGCTAATCCACCAGTAAGACGACCAAACTGACTAGCCAATAAAGTAGCAAGATAATTTATAGGTTTTCCAAATAATTTACCACCACCCCATTTTAAGAAAGTAAATCCTAGTTTAGCAACTTTTGCAGATAATAATAGCAGTCCACCTTGTATTAAAAATAAACTACCACCAACAAAAGCAAGATTACCTAATATATTCCTCTGTATTTCCTTAAGTTTTTCAGTATTGCCAGTAGATAAAGCTTCAAAAAGTTTTATAGTACCATTTGCTATCCATCCACCTAAAATAATAGTAAAGAAATTAGCTAATCTCTGCAATCCAAATTGTACTTTTGAACCTATTTTTTTTACTGGAGACTGTAAAGCATTCTGTATCTTATTTTCTATAGCACCTTCTTTTCCTTCTCTTAACTTAAGTTCTGCTAATTTTGCCTGTCTTTTTGCCTCTGCTTGAGATCTCTGCCTTTCTAAAGTTGCAGAAACACTCAACCCACTATTAAGTTTCGATAATCCCTGATTTAAAAATGCTACTTGATTAGATACTCTAGATATTTGTTCAGATACAGAACCTAAAGCTAAACTATTTCTATTAAGTAAACTAGTAGTTATACTATCTGGCTGAGCAACAGTAGGTGCTGCAGTCTTGCTTGTAAAAGCTGAAGCTGGAACAGATCTCCTTACTGCTTGTATTCCTCCTGTAAGTGGGGATGCTGGTGCCATTAACTAAGTCCTGATTCTTGTTGTGCTTTGAGATTTTCTTCTTCAATATACTGTTGTAAAAGAGTAAGATAAATTTCTCTTTCCCAAGGTAACATATTCTCTAGCTCTGTTAAGCTATATTTATGGTGTTGCATTAAGGCAAAATTAATTTTGTAGTATGACGCAAGATCTTCATGTGCCATACTCACCCGAAAAAACTTTGCAACCCCTCCATTACAACATCACTTTCAACCTTTGTCTTTGGATTAGTTACTTTAACAACATGCTTTAATTTAGGCATACTCTCAAAAAACTTCTCCACACTTTTAAATTGCTTTGAATTAAGAGAATCAACAAATTCAGATAACTCTTTTTTAGTACAATCTACACCTGCCCAAGACTCTTCTTCAGAATAAACTTGGTCAACACAAGAAGCAATTAACTTAAAAGTATCATCAACATTTAAATCACCATCAACAGCAAAATTGGTTTTTATAAACTCATCCATAGAAGGATACTTCATCCTTAATGTATACTGATCATCCAATTTAATATCTGGAGAATGATCTTCATCTATAATAACTTTAATTTCATCCAAATTAATAACAGCAGGAACTTGCGTTTCTCCATCATCTGGACAAGTAATAGTTACCTCAACTTCTTCTCCAACAGACTTACCACGAATATTAAGAAATAGATATTCAATATCAAATGTAGCAAGTCTTTCTACTTTTATACCCTTAGTAAGAATACAACTAGAAATAACATCTTTAACTGCATTTGCGATTTGTTTATTATCTTGACTCTCCATTGCAAGAATTAAAATCTTCTCTTCCTTTACTAAAAAAGGTCTAAATTTTATTTTCTTTTTTGATGAAGGTATAACCAACTCATAAGATGGTGTTGAAATCTGTGGTAAAGGCATAATATGCTCAGTTCAATTAATTTTATTTATAGAGGTTATTTAGGATTTATGCATCAAACCAAGTATTTTCACTAGTACTTTGATTACCTGATCCTGATCCAAATAATTTCTCGCCAAGTTGATTACTATAGGCTATTTCTTCTGCAGTTCGTGCAGGTATTAGATCTCTATTTCCTACTCCAATTTGTGCTGCTGGATTTAAGAGTGATACTCCTTCACCCATAACCATTTTATTTGATGCTGATTTTTTGTTTCTATCTCTTCTAGAAGCAACATCCCCAGTTGTAGTTTTACCACAAACATATCGATCATAATTAAATGATGCAGTTGCTTTTAAAACCTGAGAGTTTTGATATTGAACGGTTGTTGAGTTCAACTCAATAGGATATAATCCACGAAATCCATATTCAATTGATTGTCTATAATTTTTTTCAAATTTAGTAATCTTTGTACTATGAGATTTATATGCTCTTGGATAATTCATTCTATAATGATAAGCATCTTCTAAATTACTACTACCAGAACCATTACTAATATACTCCATCCAATGCTCTAAAAATTTAAGTGCTTTATATTCATTATCAACATAAAACTCTAAAGACATTTGAACAAACTTTTTAGTATGTGGCATCCTCTCAGCAATTCCCTGATATTCACCCACAGCATCAATCGTAGCAAAAGCACTACCAGGCAAAACTGCTTTACTACACATCAATCCAATCTCACTAAGATCAAATCTATCATCAACTCCCTTTGATCTAAGATATTGTGTTAATGAAGGTTGATCATTTGGTCCAAAATTAGGTAATCCAAACTCAACTATGTAGTGTGATGACTGTGCTACATTCTGAAATGTAGGTAGTAACTGAGATATTTTCTTTGGTATTGGAACAGGCACTCTAAATAGTCCTACTATATCATTTCTATTTAGATGGCTTATAAAGGAAAATATCGACCATCACATCCTAATAAGTATAAAGGTGATCCTACAGGTATAATTTTTAGGTCTTTGTGGGAAAGAAAGTTTATGGTTTACTGTGATCAAAACAAAAATGTGTTGGAATGGGCTAGTGAAGAAATAGCATTACCATACAGATCTCCCGTAGATAATAAGGTTCATAGGTATTTTCCAGACTTCTATATGAAGATAAAAGAAACTAATGGTGCTATTAAAAACTATGTTATTGAAGTAAAACCACTAAAACAATGTTCTCCTCCCAAAAAACCAAAAAGACAAACTAGAGGATATATACGTGAAGCATATGAATATGCTAAAAATCAAGCAAAATGGCAAGCAGCAAAAGACTTTTGTGATGATAGACAATGGGAGTTTAAAGTAGTTACTGAAAAAGAACTAGGTATTAAGTAATGGCAAGAAGAGCTAAAAGAAGAACTGGTGGTCCTTCATATGATGAAGTAAAAGCAAAAATTGATGCTAAAGAAGAGGCAAAAAAAACTAGAAGCACCCTAACAACTGCAACAAAATCAAGAGAAAAAACTACTTCTACTACAACAGAAGAATCTAAACAAGAAGAAGAGCAAAGGAATAGAATATCACATATACGTGACAATCTAATAGGTACTGAGCACCCTGATGATTTAATGGCAAAAATTACAGAATCATTAACAGCAGGTGGTAAAGTTCCACAAGAAGGAAAATATTATGTGTTCATATACAATGCAAAAACACCAAATCTAAGATACGATCAACATCCAATGGTTGCAGTCACTGATGTTTATGAAAAAGGATTTCGTGGAATTAATTTTCATTGGAATACTCATAGAAATTATACATGGAATGAGATTATAGGTGGATTATATGAGATAACTCAAGACGAATTACAAGATCTTGATGGAGTACCTTTTGCAAGATTCCGTATGAATGTATAAATAGATGATAATGTAATGTAGATTGATAATGCCACCACGTTTAAATGGTAATCAGAGAAGAGCGAAGTGGAGAGAAAAGTTCTCTTCTACTAGAACAAGTTCGGGTAGAAAGAATAAATCTACAACCACTGTGGTTCCAGAAACAACTGGAACAACCGAACAAACAACTCAAACTGGTGCAAAAAAACCATCAAGATATGGCAATCCATTCTTTTTATCATATCCATTAAATAGATCGGTAAATTCTAAAGAAGATAGTTTGCTAATACAAGCAGTTAAATATGAACCACCTAAAGCTGGAGAAGGTATAGGAGGTAAGTATGAAGGTGGATTGGAAGGTATGCAAAAAGATATGGATAAATTTGAAGCAGGAGGATCTAGATTAAAATATAATACTACTCTGGGAAGAGGTATGAATAGTAGATATAATCAATATAAAGATGGAGGAGCAAAGGCAGGAGGATTTAAAGAAAAAACAAAATTTTATATAGAATTACCAATCCCACAGCAAATAAGTGATACTACCTCTGTAACTTGGGGTGAAAGTACAATGAACCTATTTACTATAATGGGTATGGATATTGCCAACTCTTTAATGCAAGGTGGTGCTAAAGATAATTGGGATAACCTTATGACTATGGCTACTCAAGGAGTAGAGATAAATGGGTTAGAAAATTATGGAACATTATCCAATACATTAAGATCTACACTAGCAGGACTGGCAGTTAATCAATTTGGAGCAAATGTAACACCAAATAGTGTTCTATCAAGAGGATCAGGGCAGATATTAAACTCAAACAAAGAATTATTATTTGACTCTGTAAATTTGAGAGAGTTTAGGTTTGATGTTACCTTTACTGCAAGAGAACCTGATGAAGGTAGAAGAATACTGAAAATTATAAGATCTCTAAAAGAAGCTATGGCAGCTAAAGCAGATGGTCTAGGATCAAATAATGTATACAGTTCTAGTGGTGGAGCAAATGCAGGTGCATTTGTAGCAGCTCCAGATTTATTTTTACTTAGATACTTAAGTGGAGGCGAATCGCATCCATTTTTAAACGTATTCAAACCTTGTGCATTAGCAGCATTAAGCGTTAATTATACAGGGAATGGAAATTATGCAACATATGATGATGGAACCCCAGTACATATTAAAATGCAAATGACATTCAAAGAAACAAATCCAATATATGCTGAAGATTACAATGACGATGTACCAGGAGTAGGATACTAATGGGATATTTTAGACAGTTACCTAACGCAAGTTATCCATCACCCCTGTCAACAAAGACAGGATCTGGTGAATATATCATTGTTAAAAACTTTTTTAGAAAAGTTAAAGTTTTAGATTGGTTATCAGATTCTGCAACAGTTTTTAATAAATTTGTTATTGCAGATGATGCAAGACCAGATACTGTTGCTGATGAAGTATATGGTTCACCAGATTTAGATTTTGTAGTTGTTCTTACTGCTGGTATAACAAATATAAACAATGATTGGCCATTATCAGATCAACATTTATACAACTATACAGTAGATAAGTATGGACTATCCAATGTAAACAATGTTCATCACTATGAAACTATTGAAGTTAGAGATGATAAAAATAGATTAATAATAGAAAGTGGAAGAAGAGTAGATTCTTCATTTAAAATTGCAGGTCCAGGAACTATCTGGCCATTAAATGCAACATGGGTTGGTAAGACAAACGAAGAATTAATTCAATATAATGGGGTTTCAGAGATATCACCAATTTCAGGTATTTCTAACTGGGAATACGAAACTGATAGAAATGAACAAAAAAGAAGTATTGATCTTCTAAGACCAGAATATATACAAGTATTCTTACAGGATCTTAAGAGAATAATGAGATACGACAGAAACTCACAATATATTGATCCATTCCTAATTAAGACTGAAAATACTACATTGTTGTCATAAAAAAGACCCACCCGAAGGTGAGTCTTCCCAATATTCAGGCTCTCTTGGATCATCTTTGGGGTCCCAGTAGAAGAACTTCATTTGGGACAACCTACAATGTTTAAGAGGCTTGATTTTCATTAACTTTCCGCTAATTTAGCAAAGTATGATAATG